TCATAATGTATTCACCGTCTCCTCTAATGTCAGGCATTCCTACAGTTTGTCCTGTGTTACTTCTACGTTGAGTAATGTCAAAATCACCAGAAGTAATACTTCCAATAACTGCAGTCACTACCCCACCTGCATTAATTTGATCGGTCCCTGTTTCCTGTTGATAGTATATCGTACTTCCATCTGTATTACCAATAACATCTGATGACGCATCATCAGATGGATTATAAAAAGTTGCATGAGGTCTATCAAATACAGCTGAATCCTGCCACGCTGCTCTAGGTAAAGTTCCTGTTGTCCATATAGGACGTTTAGGTGATGAGTCTAAATAATTGTAAGTAACTACTCTATTAATTTGATCCGATGCTGCTGTACAATAAAACCAGTTTACTTCACCAAACAAGTTATTTAATCCTGCATTAATAAGGTCTCTAGATGTAGCATTTATATCATCGTAAACATGATCTTCAACAAGACAAGGTAATGATTTTAATTGACCATCGTATGTAAAGAAACCATTCTCTGACATCCAATAAGCAGATCCATCAACCTCAATACAAGCATTCTTACCAAACAACCCACAGTTAGTACCCACTTGTTCAAATGAGAAAGTAAATGGTTGGCCTACAAATTTCATTAAAAATAATGCTGTATCTGTCCAAACATAGATTGCGTCCCTACCTTTAATAGCTCCCATAATTTTAGAACCGTCTGCAAGTCTTTGCGTACCAGAAGTATTTTCAGCTTTAACTGTGTATGCATCTGTGCCATCAATATTTTCTTGGTCGGAGAATCTAATAAACATATCGTCTTGAGTTGACGTTGTGCCTACAGTTGTCTCTGTTCCAAAAAAAACTAAGTGTCTATCAGGAGTTGACACCAATACATGACGAGAAGCTGTTGGTGCATTTGCTAAAATAGTTGCACGTGTATTAACAGCACCTACTGCTGAAGCATCCCATTCAAAACAACTTCCGTTATAAATAAGTGCAATTAGTTTTGTCCCAAAGTTATCTAAAATCCATGATCCTGGATCAATAGTAAAGTCAGAAGATGCTGGATCACCCCAACCAGAAAAACCAGAAATATCTGTAACAGTATCACCACTACTGTGAGCAGCTTTTGTAGTGCCATTAACCTCTCTTGCACCACCACTTAAAATATTTGTCGTAGTATTATTGGCTGTAAAACTTATATCCTCTGTTCCAATTCTTATTTCTCCTGCTGATGGAAATGCTGCTGAGTTGGTTAAAGGAATATCGGTTACAGCGTCATTGATACTAGAAGCTAGGGTTGTAGTTGCAGCACCCAAAGCAGTACCACCAAATAAACCGGCACCCCATCCAAATCCACCTAGTTGTTGAGAAGGCCCAACTGTATAATAACATAAAACCGAAGCTGATCCTGATGTACTTAAAGGTGTTCCTGATTCTGCATTATCCATTGTAATAGTAAATGTTGTAGATGTTGGAACGGATGTCACCATAAATTTAACATCTTCAAATGTTGCATCTGTAAAAGTAGAACCTACTGCAGTCACACCACTAACAGAATCAAATAAAACAATATCATCTTCAATTAATCCATGAGACCCGGTGCATGTTACTGTGACTGTTTTAGATGATGATGTGCTTGTAAATTTTGCACCTGTTAAAGTAGCTCTTATAGGATGTATGTCATAATATATACCTCCAGAGTAAACATATAGAATTCTATTAGTCCCTATTGCCGCGTATTTAATACCTGCGTTATCGTCCCAATGATGAATGGCTCTAGCTGCACCTGTTAATTTTGATTCACCTAATTGTGACCAACCGCCTATTTTTTCAGGTGACCCGTATCTAAAACGTACGTTATCACCATCAAACCACTGGCCTTCAGCACCTGTTTCTGTGACCTGTTTATTAAATCCTGGAGCAAAACCTAGTTTTTGTAACATATAAAATCCTGTTTTTAATGGTTTATATTAAATGTGACGCTATATCAAGATCTGTAATTACAAAATTAACTTTGTCAGAGCTGTGTCAGAACCTAATACACCTCTGTAAAAAGTATTAAAAGATAAACTTATTCTAATATTATCTCCTTTTTTAACATCTACTCCATGATTTAATGATGAAGGAAACATAAATAACTCTCCTGTTTTTGCTGGAAAAGTCCATGTTTCAGAATTCCAAAAATTATACTTTTTAATTAAGGGTTTAATAGTGTGATTAATATTTGAATTATAAAATTTAATGCTATCCTTATTACAATTAAAATATAATACACCGGATATAATTGAATTAGAATGTAAATGTTTATGATGGTATTGATTTTCTTTTGTATAATTTAACCAAGATTGAGTTATATAAAGTTCAATATTATTTTCAGGGCAAATAATTTTTTCTAAATAATCTTTGCAACAATTTTCTAAAAAAATTTTTATATTTTTAAATTGTTTTCTATCTAAAACATAACTATCTTCTGTATGTATATTGCCTTCATTTTTAATACAATTATTTTGTTGGTCATTAACAAATTGTAATTCTTGTTCTGTAAAATTTCTGTCTATATTATTTATATAAACAGGAGTAGGAAACAAACCCTCTACAAAAGATTTTTTCATTTTTTAAAATAACTCGGTGCACCAAGTAAAGGTCTTCTATCTAAATAATTTTCTTTAGCAGTTTTTAGACTAGCATCATTATAATGTAAAAATACTTGGCAGCATTCTTCTCCTTTAAATTCTTCTCTCCAATGTTCTAAATCACAACCACGATATATTAACATATCTCCTTGATTAAGATTAATCTCAACACCTGGTTGATCGTATTGACCTGTGGGATCTAAATATATTGGATAAGGATCTCCACCCAAATTTAATGTAGTAGATATTTCGCATGAATATCTATCTTTGTGTCTATCTAAAACATCTCCTTTTTTATAAATTCTTGCATAAGAATAAGTTTCACTTAGTTTTAATTTTGTATATTTTTCCATAACAGGTTTTACTTCTTTTAATAAAGTTTCCATTGCGATATCTGAATAATGACAATAACTGTTTGGAATTTGTGTATCATTCCAAACACCAAAGTATTCTGTAAATGGAGAAATATATTTTTTATCAAATAAAAATTTTGAAACAGCTCTTTTGTTTAAAAAATATTTGTAAACAAATTCTGCTACCTCTGGCAATATTATTTCTTTAACTACTAAATAGCCGTTTTTTTTAAAAGACATTTTAACATGCTCTTCTTTTATTGTTTCCATAACCTTTACTTTAAAAATTGTCCTATATTAAAAGATACGATAACTCTATCATTATCAGATTTACTAGGCGCAACATCATGTATCAACCAACCAGGGAAAATCAAACATCTACCTGTGACTGGCGCAAATTCCCTTCTAGTATAATTCATACTATGTAACTCTTTACCCTTAGTGTAATGATGTGTTGTCTGTGCTTGTAATCTAGGATCGTGTAAATTTAAATTACCACTATCTTTGTCAGCTTTTACATAATAGACACCTGACCATAAAGCATTTGCATGGCTATGTGATGAGTTATAATCATGTTTATTATTAATGACAGACCACATATCATATATTTTTAAATAGTATTTGTTTGTATCATAACTTAGATTATTGCCTAAGGCATTAACACATTCTAATATTGTGTCATGTAAATTTCTAAACTCAGGTTTATAGTTTAAATCGTCTGTACTACGCCAACCACCTTCGTTTGATCTTTTGACATTATCTGTTTGTATATTTTTTAGATTGTAGATTTTAGGTAAAATATCTTTATTAATATTTTTAAAATTTTTAAGATATGTTTCTGCTACCTTAGTAGGAAAGTAATTATGTATGTACATTTTGCCAGTCTCATTATTCATATTTATTAAAAATTTTTTCTTTTATTGTTGGTTATATCTAAATTATCATAGTATTCTTTAGTACCTAATTTTCCCTCTATAAAAAAACTAGAACCCATAACAATTCTTTCTTTTTCATTATTAATAGAAGACTCATGATGTAATTGCCCTGGAAAAAAAATTATATCACCTTGTTTTAAAATTACTTTATAAGAATGTGAATTGAATACATTATGATTTTTTATGTCGTATTTAAAATAATATCCATCTTGTAATATAGATCTGTTTACATTGAATATAAGTTCTGTTTTTTCAGTTTTTACATAATAAACTGAACTAATTAAATGATTAGGATGTGTATGTGAGGGATGTTTTGTTTTTCCATTTTGAATGGTTGACCAACTTTGACAAAAAGAAAAACTATTATTAATTTCTAATACATTAGAAACATAATTATCTAAACTTTCTTTAATAAAATCTTTTAATCTTTTTAATTGGTGTAATTCTAACACATCTTCATTTGTAGATAGTTTTAAATTATTTATATCAAAATGATCACTGTATTCTATATTTTTAATAAAATTTAATTCATCATCGTTTACATAAAAACCATTTTGAATAACAAATATAGGGTACCCTGCAAAAGGTATTATAAATTTATTTTTATTTGAACTCATATCCTAAACACCATATAACTAAACTCTTTCTAACCCCCTCTTTAACTGGATTTACTCTATGCCATAAAAATGATGGAAATACAACTAAAGATCCTTTAGGTAGTATTTCTTCACATTTTAAAAAATTTTTTTCATCGGGATGTTTATTTCTTAAATCAAACTCTAATTCTCCACCTTTATAATCATTCGAATTAGATAAAGAAACTGTCACCGATAACTTTCTAATTTTACCATGATATCCAATATTAACATCTTTACCTTTTCCATAAGGTTTAGGCCAGCTATCGCAATGCCAATCATAATATTGATCTTTTTTATAAGTAGTAATTTGACAAGGTTCACAATAATCCCATTGAAAATTCCAATCAGCTTTTTTATTTGCTTCGTGTATATAAGGTTGTATCTCTTTATAAATCCATTGATCACTTGTCCAAACTATATCTGAATTTCTTTTTTTTAAATTAAATTCTGCACCAGAATTATCCTGGTCTATGCCGGCTTTTTCACTTTTCATTTGATTACCATATTTTACAATATCATCACAAATACGTTCAGGGATAACTGATTTAAAATAATAGTAAGAATTTATTAAATTCATAATTTTTAATTCCAAGTAATTTTAACATTTTTTATTCTGTACCAACAAGGAATAGTATATCTTTCTCCTTCTGTTATAGTATTTACACCATGTATTATTTGATTTCCTTCAAAGCTTATTAATTTATTTTTTTCTGGTTTAATAATTTCATCACCAACCATTGTTTCTCCACCACTAAAATTATCATTTAAATATAATATACTGGTATAAGGATGAAATGGAAAATCTTTGTGTTTATTTTGAAATTCATTTTTTGGCCATTTAACTATTTCAAAATAATTAATTTCATAATTTTTATTTATGCTTTCAATATGTTTATTTAAAATAAAATAAACATCGTCAATTAAAGAGTTTTTAGGCATTTTCATAAATTGAAGCACCTCTGTTTCTCTATGTTTTTTACTATAAGAATTATCTAAATTAAAATTTTCTTTATGAAAATTAATTAAAGAATTTGATTCTTTATCAGAGATAAAGTTATGTATTTCTTTCATTATACCACACTAAATAAATATGTTTATTCTGGGGGTCTATATCCTGTCAATGCTGTTGCTTCTTCTTGTGAAAGTCCTAAATCTAATAATTTTTGATTACCTGTTGCTTGAGATGCTTGTTTAGCTTCTTTTGCTGCAATTTGTTCAGCAGTTGGTGATAAAGTATCTATAAAATTTGCACCATCATATTCAAAACCAATTTTAACTGTGTCATCACAGTCTATCCAAGTGCATGAAGAATGAACTTGAAAATCAGTTTCTTGAACGTCTATTACTTTATTTTCAGAGTCTAATAATGCTCTCATTATGCGTACTCCTCTACTACAACTATTCCATCACCACCGGCACCACCACCTCTAATTGTTGGTGGTTGATTAGAGGATGTTCCTCCTCCGCCACCGCCATTTGAACCGGCTTGAGCAGTATTTCCCATTACTCCTGCACCACCACCACCAAAAAAAGTATCTCCTCCTTGGCCACCTCTTTGTTCACCTGGGCCAAATTCAGTTCCGCCAGTACCAGGACCACCTCTTAAATTATATGTACCACCAATACCAGATCCGCCACCTACACCAGCAGGTGCAGAAAAACCTCCTGCTTCAAGTCCAGCACCACCGCCAGAAGCTGACAATAAAGAACCAAAAGATGAAACAGATCCTGCGATCTGTGCGCCTCCACCAGCTCCAATAGTTACAGTTTCACTTGTAATTGAACTTGCATCTAAGATTTCAATAGCAGTTCCACCGCCACCTCCACCAGATCCTTGTTGGTTAATTCTAGCATTGGGACAGTTTCCACCGCCACCGCCACCACCAGTGCACATAACTTTAATTGTATTTATTCCAGAAGGTTTAGTGTAAGTCCCTGATGAAGTAAATACTTGAATAGATTGTAACCCACCTCCTGCTGCTGCAAAAGATAAAGTACCCGAACCATTTGTTTTTAAAAATTGATCTGCTGATCCATCTGCAGTTGGATAACTTAAACCATCAAGAACAACTGCTCCTGAACCTTTTGGAGTTATAGCAATACCAATATTAGTGTCATCACCGGTTGCAGTAAAGGTAGGCTTGTTTCCGGTAGCTGCATTTGCATAAGTTATTTCATTAACTGCCGAACCTGTTGCAGTTAATAAAAACAATTCATTTCCATTAGTATCTAAAATAGAAGTACCAATTTTAGGTGATGTTAAAGTTTTGTTTGTTAAAGTTTGTGTTCCTGTAAGAGTTACATCTCCGTTTGCAGTTGAAAAACCTGTATCAAAAATTCCTGTGTTTGTTGTAACACCATCTGAATAAAGTATTTTAAATCCTTTTTCTCCTGCTGCCCAAGTAACCGTTGCACCTGAACCAGATATTGCTTTTATTTGAACTGTTGGAGTACCCGCACCATCTGTAGTAGCATTATTAATAATGTAAAAATTTTCTAGGTTAACAGGAAGAGTAACAATTTGATTACCTGTTATAGATCCTGTAAGTTTTATAATTCTGTTTTGAGCTACACCTGTTGTAGCTCCATCTGTTACAAGAAGGTTAGTAGTTTGTGCACCACCTGCAATTGATTGTTCTACATATCCACCAGAAATTTGTTCTACTAGATTTAAGTTTGCGTTAGTTTTTGTTCCCCAAGTACCGGCATTTTCACCGGTTGCCATTAGCTCTATACCAAGCTCTGAAAAAGTTGATGCCATAATTTTTGTCTCCTAAACTACGTGTGTTACGTCTGTATACGATGTATTTCCCGTAACGTCAACATCATTATAAGTAGTATTTCCTGTAATGTCAATGTCAGCATATCCCGTAGTTGTAAGTTCTCCAACAGCAGTTACAGCTGTTAAACCTAATCCATTTAAGGTAGCAATTGTAACCTGTAAAGTAGTAAACGATCCTACAGCTGTTGTGGCTGATTGACCAGCTAACAATGCCGGAGTTATATTTTCTATTGTTAAAGATCCTAAAGATGTTGATGCAGAAACACCCGCTATATCAATAATAGGGTTAGATGAAATAGTTATAGCACCTACTGCAGTTTGTGCAGATAAACCTGTTATACCTATTACATCTGCAGGAGATATACTCCCTACTGCACTTGTAGCTGATAGACCAGGTAAACCTACTGAATGATCATCAACTGATAATAAACCTGGACTTGATTGTAAACTTAATCCAGATAATGTAAGTGAAACATCTGATTTAGTGCTTAAAGATCCCGCAGCAGTTTGAGCGGATAATCCTGTAAGACCCATTATCTGATCATCTGGACTTAAAGATCCAACACTAGTTGTTGCAGATAAACCTGATAAATTAAATACAGCTGAGTTAACAGTACCCCAACCATTTTCTCCCCAATTTAAAGTACCCCAACCTGGTTGCACTTCTATAAATTCACTTGGTATATTTAAAGATGTAGTTGCTGTTAAACTTGGAAGTATAACATCAATAGCAGATTCTCCCCAGTTTTCAGCACCCCATGTATCAGAACCCCAACCTGTTTCATTGAAAGACTCTACTGATCCAACTGTAGATGTAATTGATAGACCTGTAATAGAAAAATTTATTTCAGTTTGAAGACCGTAACTATTTTGACCCCAGGTGGTTCCGGTTTGGTTCCAAGTGTTAGCCATAAGGATTTACTCCCTATGCTATCTGAACGATTGCGTTACCTGCAGTTTGAGCTGGGAATTGAACTGTGAATGTTCCACTTGTTACAGTTTTATCTGCACCAAAATTAACTGCACAGACTGCTCTGTTAGTTGTAAACCCTGTAACTGCTGTTGAGTTATAAATTAAACAACCTCTTGCTGTAAAAGTAGCTGAAGTAAAACTAACATCGTTAAATTTAACACACGCTGTGTCTGTAGATAAAACTGGATCAGCTGATGCTGTTAACGCTGTTCCACCTGCAGTATAACCAGTGTTTGATGCACCACCATCAGTTTGACTTTGGCTAACTTCAAGTGTGTTAGTTGGAACTGCATTAGCAGATGCAGGTGCAGTGTATTGAGTTGTTGATTTATTTAAAGTTGCTGAATCACTTGAGAATAAAGCTAATTTGAATGCATTACCTGTAGGAGCACCGCTTGAATCATTAAAGTTATGGCCACCTTGTAAAATTTCTACTTTAAAAGAATTACATATTGCCGATGTTATTGTCATAATTTTTTCTCCTCAGTTTACGGAGACGGAGATTTAACTTGTATTCTAACTGTACCATCAGTGTAATCGTCTCTTCTTCGTCTTCCTAGTTGCATTCCTGCAAACTGTTGTATTGCATTTTTATATCTATTTTCATAATATGTCAACATATCCATTGGACCTTTTAAATACCCAAAAGCTTCTACTAAACATGCATATAAAAGGCCTTGTGGGAAGTTTGTACTTAAATATGTATTAGCATTAAAATCAGTTCCAGATCCAAGACCATTTGGATACTTATTATAATAAACTCTAAATTTGTAATTAGCATCAGGTGTAGGAGCTAAATACATTCCTCCAGAAGTAGTATCTGTAATATTGTCAGCACCACCAAACATCGCATAGTATTTGGGAAAACCTGTTACAGAATTAGTAGTATCTGTAGGAGACTGTATGTCTCCAGATGGTCCAAATTTTCTATCAACAAACTCTGACAGATATGTTTGATCTTTTTTCTCTAACCATTTACCGTTTCCTTCTGTATTAGCAACAGATTCAAAAACTTCAATTCCTCTTACAAATAAACATCCAGCCGGTGCATTAATTGTGTTATCGTTTGTAACTAATGTACCTTCTTGAACAAATCTTTCAGAATCCATAGGAAGCTCTTGATATATTCTAAGTTGAGCAGACATTATAAAACCATCTAAAATAGTTGTAGTAAAAACAGTATCATCTACTTCAGCATAATCTAAGATAGCTTGTTTTAATGTAGTATAAGTATAGTTTTTAACTCCTGACATAATTAACCTCTATCATTAACGGGTCCAATTGTACACTGTAAACCGCCTCCCGTTTCTGTGCTAGTAGCATTACTAGCTAATTCAAAACCAAAACCTACCTGGGTTGTTGTAAAAGCAGGATTACCACTGCTATCATTATATCCAGCGAGTCCTTCTGTTTCTTCAAGAAAAGATATCTTATATGCACCAAATACTTTTGCTCCAGTTGCATGCGAACCTGCTGTTGTGTTTTCAGGAGATACTCCTCTATATGGAGCACTTGTTCCTCTAGTACAGCCTGTTAATTGATGTGTGGATCTTCCTGTGTATTCAATAACTTCATTTTCAAAAACTATAAAACCGGATGTTGGAAACGCTGAACCATCAGCTAAAGTAATTGTTGTAACTGAATCCGTAATTGCACCATTTAAAGTTGTGGATAATTGTAAAGTAGTTATAGCAACACCGCCGACTGGAGATTTAATATCTCTTAATCTAACAATATCATTTACTTGCATTGCACCATTTGGAAAAGAAACAGAAACTGTTGCATCTGCAGCCGTAGTTGTAATAGGATCATCTGGTAAAAAATCTTCTGTTGGAAATTCTGTTCTAGCTGTTCTTGCTCTTTGCAAAGCTTGTGGATCTGCACTTGTAGGTTTCGGATCTAACTGTGGCTGTTTAGGCTCGTACTCTGAAACATGAACCAAAGCACCAGTCCATTCTCTAACCATTTCATTGTACGGAAAAGCCATACCTGATCTATCTGAGATAGCTAAAGCAAATTTACCTGATGCAAAAGTAGTCATTAGATTCCTGGGTAATAAATTTTAGGTGATATGTAAGTAGAATTAGAAGAACCGTCTTCAGACTCTGCTCTTTTTAATTCATCTTCATATAATAATTTTAATTCTTGAACTCTTTGTGGTGCATATTTTATAGCTAAGTAATAAGCTAAACCCATTATCATACAAGGTACAAATCTATAAGGCACATCAGTTGCATTTGTGTAAGCACCTACATCATCAATTCTTTTTGTGTAGTAAAAATTAATATAGTTACCATCTTGAGCAGCACCAGGAGTTAAATATAAAGTCATTGTAACTTTATCTATAAACCTTTGAACCCAATATTGAGTTGGTAAACCTGTAGAAGTTTTATTTGAAAATCCTTGATACTGTGATCTGCTAATTCTTGTCATAGGTGTATCAACAGAAGTTGATTTTACTCTATGATTAGCTTCTTGAATATCTGTCATTCCAATTGGAAATTGTAAAACGGCATCACCAGTAGTGTGAGTTGCAGCCGTACTGCCATTAACACCTCTAACACATCCAGTTAAATTTAACGAAGAGATTCCGGAATAGGTAATTTGTTCTGTTCCAATAATAATTATACCACCTGCTGTAGGAAGTCCTGTAACGGAAGCAACACCAATAGTGGTGACTGCTGCATTTATTCCTGCAGATAAGGTTGTACTAATACCGCTTGACGTACCATCAGCCGGGGATCTAAAAAAAGTATATACTGCTTGTCCATCAACTAATGTAACATTTTGG